CATGAGTTTGCTTACTCAGGTCTGTCAGCAGACACATCGGCTTATGGGTATCGTCAATCAATTGTGACCATTACCGCAGACTCAGGTAATTTAACGGCATTCAGCAATGGTGGTAGTACTGTATATCACCCCTCTAAAAATAATTCATACTCAACGGGTGTATTAGAATGCAACATTGCAAGTCAAACTATTACCGATTTGGGGGATATGTTTCGTTCGCAGTATTCTCAGAGATTTCCGTGGCTTGAAAAGTTTGAATATGTCGGAACGTGTAACGTCACAGATTGGGCTTATGCGTTATATGGTTCGGGCATACAATATTTTAAAGCAACTGCGCCAAATGCAACTGATGCGAGGTTTCTTTTTTATTCATGTTCAATAAGATACTTGCACGGAAAGTTGGGTTCGGGTTCATGTAATGCTCAAACTATGCTTAAGCACGCGACCAATATTAATGAAATTCCATCAACGTGGGATTTAACAGGATTTAGCGACATAGGTTATATGATTAGTTATTCCTCTTTAGGCACATTTGGAACGGTTGATAATCCAATTGCATTACCCGACAATTCCGCTGCCTTACAATTTGCGAGACAAACGAACACTCTGCGCGAAGTAAATATTGCATCGGGATATTTTAAAGGTAATATGCAACTTTTGTTTTATCAATCTAAAAATCTTACGGCAATTCGTGGATTGAACGGAACGGCTATTACAAGTTTATCCCAATCATTTTATCAGGCGTATTGTTTGCAAACATTAGATTCGTCAAACATCACCGTATCATTTGATTTGTCAGATTGTAATTTTAGCACTCAAGGGTTGATTGATATATTCAATGATTTACCTAATTTAGGTGCAGGTTCTGCTACTATTACAGTCACAGGAAACGCAGGCACAGCTGGGCTTTCAGCAACAGATATAGCAATTGCTGAAGATAAAGCTTGGACAGTTACAGTTTAAAAAAATAAAATGAGTTTAAAAATACCAACGCAACCTGCATTTTACAAGCAAACAATGAAGCCTGAAGAATATTGGGCAGTAGGTCTTCATGCAGTTTATAACAAGAATTATCAACTGTTCATTGAAGACCATGAGGAGTACAAGTACCCCGTAGATGGTTGGAACTACTATGTAACTCCTCCACAAGCCTATTTAGACTGGGTAGAAGCTAACACGCCTGTTGACCCTCCAATTTCTTAACTATGGAAATACTTTTGGAATCACTCTCAAGCTACGGTATCAGTGGCGTTTTTTTAGGTGTGCTTATCTACTACCTCAATAAATTAACTGACATCCATAGGGATGAGCGTAAGGAGTGGACGGCCTCAAACAATGACCACGTTAACAAGTTCGTTGATGTGATAGGCGATAATACAAAGGCGCTTACCGAAATGAGGGGAGAGCTAAAAGAGAACAGGTGTAAAATAAATAAGTAAGATGGCAACAATTAACGCAACCTTAAACATAACAAGCTCAGACGCAACCTCTGAAGCTTTAGCGATTTCGCAGACTGCTGCAATTACCGTAACCAATCCTGTTATAAACACAGGTAGAGAGTCGGTTGATACAGTAACACCGACAGTACTTGTGCCAGCGGCAAAGGCTTCAATAACTTATTTGTATCTGAAAAACACTGACGCAGCAAACGTATTGACTATTAGAACTGGAGGCTCTGTTGCTTACGCAGATTTAGGTGCGGGTGAATGGGGTTTCTTCCCTGTTAAGGCCACTGTAGGCTGTGAGATAATAGCTGCGGGAGGAGTTGTTATAGCAGAATACGGATACTGGTCTCAGTAATGAGACCAATGTGCAAGATACCAACGGGTAGCTCTGAAAACCTATTATGTTATGTACTAATAGGCTGTTTAGTTTTGCTCTCTATAATGGCTATTCGCATCACAAACGTAAAGGACATTGGTATTATACAGCGAGAGCGTATTGAGGTTAGCATGAATAAGGTGAGGGTATACGAAGAGGAGATTGACGACCTTAAGTGTAGAATATCTTTTATTGAATCCGAACGAGACTCTATTCAAGAACTAAGAAATCGAATCCATGTCAAAACAATCCACATTATTGATAGCGTTTACGCTCTGCCTTTTGAAGGCAAGTCTGAGTTTTTCTCAGCAGAAGTCTCCCGTATTGATTCCATACGAAGGGGATACCTTAGTAGCGATAACTGAGCATCAGTTTGATGTAGTTCTTTTTTCCTTCTCTTACTTAAGAGAGTTGAAGGAGGACAAGACGTTGGTTGAGGCCCAGCTTGCTAAGACCGACAGTGTTATTAAGTTCATGGACAAGCAGTTCGTGTTGCAGGCTAAGGCTGACAGGGAGAAGGATGATGTGATAGAGAACCTTGAGATTATTATTAAGCACCACAAGAAAGAGTTGCGTAAGCAGAAGCTTAAGTCAACCCTGTTAAACGTGGGGTTGGCTGTCGGGTTGGCTGTAGAGACTGTGATTATAGTGTCTGCTGCTATACGATAAGTTTTAATCTTTATCTTTGTACAAAATCTAATCAAATGAAGAAGCTTACTGAAGAAGAGTTCAAGGAAATCAAGGAGATGCAAGAGAATTTCCAAAACGCTAAGTTAACCTTAGGGGATTTGGAGATTACCAAGAAGTCTGTCCTTGACCAAGTTGGAGACATGAAGGTTCAATTCGCACAGATTGAATCATCACTTATTGAGAAGTATGGTGCAGACTCAGTGATTGACATGAGTACTGGCGAAATAAAAGAGAAGGATGTGCAGACTGTATAACTGGATAAAACGATTTCTTATGAGCAAGATAAATAACACAACAGCTTACAATACAGAAACTCCTACGTTTGACACCCTGTTGATAGGCTCGAAGATTGCTGGGGGGGATACAAGAAACTATAGGGTTAGTGATTTATCTGCCTTTATAAATCTCAATCCTTCGTGGACTACACTTTATGTCACAGGAAACGCTACGGTAGATGGAGACACATCTTTAAACAACCTAACTGTTAGCGGTACTCTTGGTGTTACGGGCGCTACCACTATGACCACCCTCACAGTAAGCGGTCTTACTCAGGTAGGAGGTAACCTTTTGGTTACGGGTCTTTTACAACCAGCGAACCTTACCGTAAGTGCAAATCGTCCTCTTTTTTTAGTAGGAATTAATGCAGCGGGAGGTACATCCAGTTTAGCAACAACTGCTTTCGCTGACAACGCGGCTGCTGTTGCTGGAGGCTTATCGGCAGGAGATGTATATAGAACTGACGGAACAGGTGCGGCCCCTTTGAATGCTGCGGGTATATTGATGGTTCGAGTTTAATGCACGAAGACATCCGTAAAATATCAGTTGGTGCTGACTACAAGTCAGGTGCTATGCACTACATTGTAGGGCAGTCAGTGATTGGCGGTGATTACCTTATTCACCTTATCAAGCGTGACATAGATAAGGGGTCAATGAAAGTATGGATTATCAAGAACAACGAAGTTGTTCTATGGAAAGAGTTTAATTCAATTATGCCTATTTCAATCGAGTACAACATAAACTTCTAAAATGAAATCCCCCTATATGTTTATCGTGAAGCCTGTAGATGGTAAGCGGTATGCAAACACCAAAGTGATTGGTGGCAAAGAAATCTTAGTCAGTACCTCACAAGAAGACCACGTACACGCAAACAGGTTTGCGGAGGTTATACAGACTCCAATCCATTACGATGGGCCAATAGAGCAGGGTGATACCTTGCTTGTCCACCACAATGTCTTCAAGCTGTACTACGATATGTACGGTAAAGAAAAGAGCGGTAGGAGTTTCTTTAAAGAAGACCTGTTCCTGTTGGACACAGACCAGTTCTTTATGTACAACAAAGGAGAAGGTTGGATAGCTCACGACAAGTATTGCTTTGTAAAGCCATCAGATAAGAAGGCATCCTTTATTGACAAGAGAGGTAATGAAGAACCGCTTGTCGGAACAATACGATACATCAACCCTCAGCTTGAGGAGTTAGGATTAGAGGAGGGTGACGAGATAGTGTACCAGCCTTATAGCGACTATGAGTTTACGGTAGATGGCGAGAAGCTGTACCGTATGTTTACGGATAACATTACAGTACGGTTGTGAAGAAGGTAAAGAAAGAGGGGCGTAGAGAGTTTTCTGATGTTCAACGAAGAATGACAGAAAAAACACATGGCAGTAAAAAGTACAACCGAAACAAGGATGGATTCAAAAGAGATCAAGAAAGAGATTATCGAAGCTGGAAGGAAGGCGGTGATTCAATTGATTAAGGTCGCTAAAGAAGACATTATTAAGATTGACCCTGAGGACGAGCTGGCTGCGGATAGATTAAAGAACGCGGCAGCTACAAAGAAGCTTGCCATCTTTGATGCCTTTGAAATATTGAACAGGGTTGACGCAGAGCAAGAGGCGTTAGACATGATGGAGGGTAAGCCTAATCATGCAGCAGTATCATCTAACCAAGGGTTTGCAGAGCGAAGATCAAAATAGTCTATACAGGGTATTAGAGGGAGTTGTCCCTACCAAGATACTTAACTCCAAGAACAAGAAGAAGAACTGGAAGTACGGTCACGACTCCAAGTATGACATTATAATCATATCGAAGGATGGTACGCTTGGAGATATATACTTGATAGAAGGTATAAAAATAGGACTACCCCTTGCTCCTAAGAAGTGTCTTCAAAGACACTCTCAAGCACAGCACCAGTATTGGCAGAGGGAAGACTACCCGAAAGAGCTGTCCCGTATTCAAAGCATTTTCCAATGGAACGAAATGCCTACAGACTTTAAAGGTCGGTGGGTTAGTTACATTGAAGAACAGTTTGATAGAAGAGAGAGTGGGCTGTGGTTTAAGAATAACGGTGTTGATACCTACATGACAGGAGGACACTATATGTATCTACAGTGGACTAAGATTGATGTAGGATACCCTGACTATCGTGAAGCTAACAGACTTTTGTATTTATTTTGGGAGGCGTGTAAGGCCGACAACAGGTCTTTCGGGCTTGACTATCTTAAAATAAGACGTTCAGGGTTTTCGTTTATGGCATCGTCAGAGGGAGTGAACACAGGGACGCTTGCGAAAGACAGGAGGATAGGGATACTTTCTAAGACAGGTTCTGATGCAAAGAAGATGTTTACGGATAAGGTCGTGCCGATTAACAGCAACTACCCGTTTTTCTTTAAGCCGATTATGGATGGTATGGATAAGCCAAAGACTGAGTTGGCATACCGTGTACCTGCATCTAAGATTACAAAGAACAATATGCATGATGTCACTAATAATGACATTGAGGGTCTTGACACTACAATTGACTGGAAGAACACTGACGACAACTCATATGATGGCGAGAAGCTGTTGCTGTTATTGCATGATGAGAGTGGCAAGTGGCTAAATCCAAACAACATCCTAAACAACTGGAGGGTAACTAAGACTTGCTTAAGGCTGGGTAGTAAGATAGTCGGCAAGTGCATGATGGGTTCAACCTCAAACGCTTTAGCAAAGGGCGGTGCAAACTTCAAGAAGCTTTACGAGGACTCAGACCCATCAACAAGAAATCCAAACGGGCAGACCAAGAGTGGATTATATTCTCTGTTTATTCCGATGGAGTGGAACATGGAGGGGTTTATTGATAGGTATGGTATGCCTGTAATAGACACGCCTGAGAAACCTGTACTTGGTATTGATGGCGAGATGATTTCTGTGGGTGCGGTTGAGTATTGGGACAATGAGGTTGAGTCTTTAAAGAACGACCCTGATGCGCTTAATGAGTTCTATCGCCAGTTCCCAAGGACAACCTCTCATGCGTTTAGGGATGAAAGCAGGCAGTCAATATTTAACCTGACCAAGATATACCAGCAGGTTGACTACAATGACTCAATGATAAAGGAGCATCACATAACACGAGGCTCGTTTCATTGGAAGGATGGTGTAAAGGATACAAAGGTAATATGGTCGCCTGACCCACGAGGGAGGTTTACTGTGTCGTGGTTACCCGCAGCACACCTTCAAAATAAGGTGGCTATGGTTAACGGAAAGAGGACACCTGCAAATGAGCATATTGGTTCGTTTGGCTGTGACCCTTACGACATATCAGGCACAGTAGGGGGTAGGGGGTCTAATGGTTCTTTACATGGACTGACCAAGTTCAGCATGGATGACGCTCCGAGTAATGAGTTCTTCTTAGAGTATGTAGCAAGGCCGCAGACCGCAGAGATATTCTTTGAGGAGATACTAATGGCCTGCATATTTTACGGTATGCCTATCCTTGTAGAAAACAACAAGCCTCGTTTACTATATCACTTTAAGAACAGGGGGTACAGAGCCTACTCAATGAACAGGCCCGACAAACGCTTTAATAAGCTCTCTAAGACAGAGAAAGAGCTTGGGGGTATACCTAACACCTCTGAGGACGTTAAGCAGTCTCACGCAGCAGCTATTGAGTCTTACATTGAAAAGTATGTAGGGATGGACATGGATGGTTCTTATCGGACAATAGGTGACATGGGGACAATGCCGTTCTCTCGCACCCTTGAGGACTGGGCAAAGTTTGATATAACAAACAGAACTAAGTTTGATGCGTGTATTAGTTCAGGATTGGCGATAATGGCTAACCAAAAGCATATGTATACCCCTGAGCAAAAGCAGTCGAAAATAAGCGTTAACTTTGCAAGGTATAGTAATTCGGGGAAGTCAAGCCAATTAATAAGGTAAATGGATAAAGTAACAGTCAATGTTTCCTCTGTAGGTTTTCCGAACCAGTTCGCGACAGACGCAGAAAAGGACAGTTTGGAATATGGCCTACAGGTGGGGCAAGCCATTCAGTATGAGTGGTTCAAGCGAGATGGTAATCAATGCAGGTTTTACAGTCAGTGGGGTGAGTTTAATAAACTACGCCTCTACGCTCGTGGAGAACAGTCAGTTGCCAAGTACAAGAATGAGTTATCTGTAGATGGAGACCTCAGCTATCTAAACTTAGATTGGACACCCGTTCCAATACTACCGAAGTTTGTTGATGTGGTGGTAAACGGTATGTCAGACAGACTGTTTAAGATAAGGGCTTTTGCTGAGGATGCAATGTCATCTTCAGACCGTAACCGTTTTCAGGAGGAGATAGAAACTCAGATGGCAGGGAAAGAGGTGCTGACACAGGTTCAGGATTTGTTTCAGGTTAACCCCTTTACAATGAACCCTGATGACGTTCCATCTAACGATGAGGAGCTGTCATTGTATATGCAGCTTAATTACAAGCCTGCGGTAGAGATAGCTGAAGAGGTAGCTATTAATACATTACTTGAAGAGAATCATTACGCAGAGGTGCGTAAGAGACTTGACTACGACCAAACAGTATTAGGCATATCTGTAGCTAAGCATCAGTTCTTAGCGGGACAGGGTGTAACTGTTGATTATGTTGACCCTGCTAATGTGATATACAGCTACACTGAAGACCCTTACTTTAGCGATTGTTTTTATTGGGGAGAGATAAAGAGTGTCCCAATATCTGAGTTGGTCAAGATTGACCCTGCGATTACGAGAGAGGAGATGGATGAGATATCGCAGTATAGCCAAAGCTGGTATGATTATTATAATGTTGCTCAATACCAAGAGAACAGTATGTTCGCCCGTGACACCTGTACATTACTGTACTTCAACTATAAGTCTACAAAGAAATTTGTATACAAGAAAAAAAAGGACGACAACGGTAACGCTCGTGTCATAGAGAAGGACGACAGCTTCAACCCACCACAGGACATGATGGACGAGGGGAACTTTGAGCGGGTAGAAAAAACTATTGAGGTGTGGTACGATGGTATCATGGTGATGGGTACTAATATCATCTTGAAATGGGAGGTTGCAAAAAACATGGTACGCCCACAGGCAGCCAGTCAATATGCAATACCTAACTATGTTGCTTGCGCCCCACGAATGTACAAGGGTGTGATTGAGTCGTTGGTTAGAAGGATGATTCCTTTTGCTGATTTAATTCAAATTACACATCTAAAGATACAGCAGGTAATTGCTCGTATCGTTCCTGATGGCGTGTTTATAGATGCTGATGGACTAAACGAAGTAGACCTTGGTACAGGTCAGGCATACAACCCTGAGGATGCGTTACGGCTATACTTCCAAACAGGTAGTGTAATTGGTAGAAGCTACACACAGGACGGTGAGTTTAATAACGCAAGGGTTCCTATCCAACCTATTGTTGGTAACACAGGAGCATCAAAAATGCAGTTGTTGATTGCAAACTACAACCACCACCTTGACATGATAAGGTCAGTTACTGGCCTTAACGAAGCGCGAGATGGCAGCACGCCTGACCCAAGTGCGCTTGTTGGTGTACAGAAGTTAGCGGCATTAAATTCAAACACGGCTACTCGACACATACTTGATGCAAGTTTGTTTATGTTAAAGAAGTTAGCTGAAGCCTTGTCTATTAGAATAGCTGATGTACTTGAGTACGCAGACTTTAGAGAAGAATTTATTAATCAGATAGGTAAGTACAACGTATCTACACTGAGCAGCATGAATGACCTATACCTTTATTCTTTTGGTATATTCATAGACGTAGCTCCTGATGAAGAAGAGAGGGCTCAGCTTGAACAGAATATTCAGATGGCTCTTTCTAAGGGTGATATTAATCTTGAGGATGCGATTGATATCCGAGAGATAAAGAACATCAAGATGGCTAACCAGCTCTTAAAGGTTAAGAGAAAGCGTAAGGCTGAGGAAGACCAAAAGAACGCGATGGCTATGCAGCAGCAGCAGCAGCAGGGACAGATACAGTCGCAGCAGGTTGCAGGGGAGCAGGCAATGATGAAAGCTGAGCAAGAGATTAATTTAAAGATTAAGCTTGAAGAGGCTAAGTCAGTATTCTCTACACAAAAGATGCAGCAAGAGGCTCAGCTTAAGATGGCTTTAATGGAGAGGGAGTTTAACTATAACATGAGCCTAAAGGGAATAAGTGAGGAGCAGTTGGCTTCAAGAGAAGACAAGAGAGAGGGGGCTAAAGAGAAACGAATTAGTCAACAGAACACTCAGCAGTCTCAGCTTATTAACCAAAGAAAGAACGACTTACCTCCAATAACATTTGAGTCTAACGAGGATAGCTTGGATGGGTTTGACTTCGCGGAGTTTAACCCTCGATAATTGTATGTGTTTTTTACATAACTTTGTAGAAAATCTAATCTATGCAATTTAAAGAAGTAAAAGAAGTACAGGCAGTTGAGGAGAAATCGACTCAAGAAATTGAGAACGAACTACTCAAGAAGCATGAAGAAGAGTTCAATGATGAGCAACCTCAAGTAGAGGAGGCAAAGGTTGAAGACAACAACACCTCACCTGAGTTATCAGAGGAGGACGTTCTTACATATATTGGCAATCGCTATGGTAAAGAGATAAACTCTATTGATGAGTTTGTGTCTGAGCGGCAAGAGTCTGAAGAATTACCTGAAGATGTAGCTGCTTACTTCCGTTACAAAAAAGAGACGGGGCGTGGTATGAATGACTACATCAAGCTTAACAAGGACTACAATGAAGTAGGCGAGGATGAGCTGATAATGGATTACTACCGCCACACCGAAGAGGGGTTAGATGATGACGACTTAGGAGACTTAATAGATTCTAAGTTCGGATATGATGAAGACCTTGATGAGGAGTCTGTTATTAAAAAGCAGAAGTTAGCCAAAAAGCGAGAGCTTGTCCAAGCGAAGAAATTCTTCAAGGAACAGCAAGAGCAATACAAAGCCCCACTTGAGTCAAGTATGGGGTCTGCTTCTACTGAGACTACGGAAGAGTTAGGACGCTATAGACAAAAGGCAGAGGAGGCAAAAGGCACACAAGAATTAAATCAGCAAAGGATTGATAAATTTTTGAGTGAGACTGATAAGATTTTCACTAACGAGTTCAAAGGTTTTGAGTTCAATGTTAATGATAAGGCTATGACGTTTAAGCCAGCAGAGGCCAGTGAGCTAAAGAAGTCACAGGAAAGCATATTGAATTTTGTCAATAAGTATACCGATGACAATCATTTCGTTACTGACGCTGAGGGTTACCATAGAGCTTTATCTGTAGCGATGAATCCCGACAAGTTTGCTAAGTTCTTTTACGAGCAAGGCAAATCTGATGCGGTTGATGATGTGAGTCGCAAGTCCAAAAACATAGACATGGACATGAGACGCGCACCTGAGACTACTACAAAGGGAGGATTCCAAGTAAAGTCTTTAAATCAAGACTCAGGTCGAGGTTTGAAGATTAAGAGTGCAAAACGTATTTAACCTTTAAAATTTTTATATCATGCCTTTACAAGGTACACCAACATTTGCTCTGCAACCGAATGCGGAGCGCGTAGCGTTGGCTACAAACTATATTACTGACTTCAACTTTTTGAATCAGTACCTTCCTGACACCTACGAAAAAGAGTTCGAGCGGTACGGAAACCGTACAGTTGCATCATTCTTGCGAATGGTAGGTGCTGAGATGCCATCCAACTCTGACCTTATTAAGTGGGCTGAGCAGGGACGGCTTCACACTAAGTATCAATTATGTACAACATTAAATGCTGCGGGAGCTACAGCAGTTCCGCAACTTTTTTCTATTGCTGATGCAAACGTAGGAAGTGGAGCTATCCGAATTGGACAAACAGTTATGATTTCTGACAATACAGCGGGGTCAACCCTTACTAACAAGGGTATTGTTACTGCTGTGTCAGCAATTGGAGCTGCGCCAACTATAACAGTTGCTTACTACGAAGCCAATCAAAATGTTCCAGCAGCTACTAACTGTAGCATTTTTGTCTACGGTTCTGAATTTGCAAAAGGAACTGCGGGAATGGATGGAACGCTTGAAGCTGAAGATGAGTTCTTCGATAACAAGCCAATTATTCTTAAGGACTCCTACCAAGTAGATGGTTCTGACATGGCTCAGATCGGGTGGGTTGAAGTAACTACCGAAAACGGTGCAAACGGATACCTATGGTACATGAAGTCTGAGCATGAGACTCGTCTTCGATTTGACGACTACCTTGAGACAGCTATGATTGAGGCTGTTCCTTCTGAAGCTGCTTCAGGTGTTCAGGCACAAACTGGATTATTGACAGGTGGTTCTGATGGTATATTCTTTGTTGTTGAGAACAGAGGAAATGTTTGGACTGGTGGTAACCCTACTACCCTTGCAGACTTTGATTCTGTAATTCAGCGTCTTGACCGTCAGGGAGCTATTGAGGAGAACGTATTGTTCGTGAACAGAGATTTCTCTTTCGACATTGACGATATGCTTGCTGCTCAGAACTCTTACGGAGCTGGTGGTACATCTTACGGATTGTTTGACAATGACGAAGAGATGGCCTTGAACCTTGGTTTCACAGGATTCCGAAGAGGATATGACTTCTACAAGTCTGACTGGAAATACTTGAACGACCCAACAATGCGTGGAGACCTTACTGCTGGTGCTGTAAATGGTCTTCTTGTTCCTGCTGGTTCTACTAATGTATACGACCAAGTTCTTGGAAAGAACGCTAAGCGTCCATTCCTTCACGTTCGTTACAGAGCTTCTGAGACAGAAGATAGACGATACAAGACTTGGATTACTGGTTCTGCTGGTGGTGCTTCTACGTCAACTATTGACCGAATGGAAGTTAACTATCTGTCAGAGAGAGCTGTATGTACTCTTGGAGCTAACAACTTCGTTATTTTCCAAGCGTAAGTTAACTTGATTACCCAATGAGAGGGGAGGGGTCTTCCCTCCTCTCTTTTTTTTACTTTTAATTTTAATCTAATGAATAAAAAAACGATTTCCGTAGACAAGGTCTACAAACTTAAAAAAGATAGATGTCCTCTATCATTAACAATTCCATCACGAAACACAAAAAGATTTCCATTGTTGCATTTTGATGGTCAGTATAACCGTCCATTGCGATACGCAATAAATCAAAAGAGTCCGTTTGAAGATGAGCAGGATGACAACGCTATTGTTGAGCCTGTCATATTTGAGAATGGGTTTTTATCTGTTCCGAGAACAAACCCTGTATTACAGGAGTTTCTACACTACCACCCTCAGAACGGTCAGGTATTTGAAGAAGTTAATTCTGAAAAGGATGCTCAAGCAGAGTTGGATGTAATTAACTATGAGGTTGATGCGTTGATTGCTGCTAAAAGCCTTGACATTGCAGACCTTGAGAGGGTTGCAAGGGTAATGCTTGGTAAGGACGTAAGCAGAGTATCTAC